CGCGTACATCAGGAAGTCGGTGCCCACCGTGCCGAGCGGCGTCACCTCGTCGCGCGGTGTGAGGTCGAGCGGCGCGCCGCCGTCAACCGAGGGAGCGTTGTCACTCATACCGTTACTCCCCCAAGATGATTGGCGAGATACCCAACCCCGGCGGCACCAGGGTGCCCCAGGCACCCTCGTCCCACCCCGCCACGGAGCTGGTTTCGGCGTCCCAAGCGAATAGCGGCACGCCGGGCTCGGTCTGAAAGATGTAGCTGATCAGCGCGATGCCCTCGGGCTTCAGGTCCATCTGGCCGCTGGTGAATAGCGACAGCAGCACGGTGTCGGGGGCAGTCTCCCACAGGAGCCCGTACATCATGGTCATGTTGCCGTAGTCCTGGATCACCACCTTCAATCCGGTCCAGTGGAACAGCGTGTCCCACGCGGCATAGGCGGCGGGGACCGAGCCGTCCCAGTGGTTGGCGATGACCGTGGCGTACAGCAGCAGCCGGTAGTGGTAGTCGTCCAGCCGCTGCAAGGCGTTCTGGCTGTCGAACGGCCCCTTCCAGTTGGCCTGGTTCCACCCCATCCCCTCGAAGTCCCACGAGAAGAACGGGTTGGGCAATTCGATCCAGCGCGACTTGCCGATCCACTGGCCGGTGAAGTCCTCCTGCTCGCCGTGGCTGTAGTCGAGGTCGAACAGCCCCGGCAAGGTGGCGGCAAGCGTCGTGTCGGCCACCACCGGGTCGACCGATAGGGAAACCGTCTTGACGTATTTCGGTCTCGGTTTGTGCTCGCTGGTGATCAGCCCCAGCCAGTGGTCGAGCGGCTGCACCGGGAACGGCAGCGGGTAGGCTGGCAGCGGCTCCAGGAGCTCCGAGCGCAGGAGCTGGGCCGACACCATCGTGGTGATCCGGCCGCCCCGGGTCAGCGCGAACAGCGGCTGGGCGGTGCCCTGGAGCCTGACGGTGGTCTTTATCCTGGCGGGCCAGAGAAACGAAATGCCGAGGGGTACCTGCCGGTCCGACCACCCCTGTAACGCGCCGACAGTCTTGATCTGGCCCGAGAGAGAGATCGTGCCGGAGACTTGGCTCTGGCTGCGTGCCGCTGATGTTGAGGCCAGGCGGGCGGCGAGGCGCAACTGCGGCACCAGGCTGGCGGCAACGATCTGCGCCTGGCTGGTGACGACGATGCGGCCACTGAGAAAGGAGCCGAGCCCGAAGGCGGCGATGCGCGCCGCAGCGCTGGTGCGGATGCGCCCCGAGAGAACCGGCAGCGGCCCGAGCTGCGCCGATTGCCCGGTGCTGGTGGTCTTGATCCGGGCCGCGAGATTGCGCGGGCTGACGGTGAGGACGAGGCGGGCGGCGCTGTGGGTGGTAACCCGCCCGGTCAGAACGAGCGTGGTCGCCAGCGGCGTTGCCTGCATGGGGTTAGGCGCTGGTCAGGATCAGCGACGCGATCGGGAAGGTCGGCTGCACCCCGGCGATGATCTGCTGTCGCACGATCTTGCGCACCATGCCGTTGCCGCTGGAACTGGTGTTGACCACGGTGCCGGCGTTGTTGACCGAGAACGTGTCGGTCAGCGGGTTCTGCACCGTCAAGATGCCGGTGAAGTTGCCCTGGCTGAAGCTCGGCGACACGCCGCCGTACTCGGTCGAGAAGATCACGCTGTCGCCCGCCAGGTAGCCGTGCTGCGAGGCGCTGAAGACGGCCGGCGAGGCGGCGCTGATTTGGGTCGGCAGCCACGCGAAGGAGCCGAAGTAGTCCCAGGCGATCAGGTTCCCCGCTGTCGGCGCGTCGTACAGCCCAAAGGCCACGATGGAGCCCCAGTCGCTGGTCGAAATCGCGAAGGTGATCCCTTGCGCGTTGGTGATCTGGCTCGGGCTGGAGCCGCTCGGAGCGTTCCAGGCAGCGGCGGTGGTCGAGGCCCTGGCGTAGGCGCCGCCGGTGACCTCGGTAAAGCCCGTTCCCGCGTCGTTGCCCGCCGCCGTGAACAGCGCGACATAGCTGCTCGGCATCGGAAAGATTGCGGCTTTGCCGGTGATGTGCCCGAGGAGCCCTTGGGCGGTTCTGTCCGTCAGTCCGGTCATGGGCTTTCCTCTATGGCAGGATCGAAATTTGGATGTTGCTGATGTCGGCCGTTGCCGCCTCGATGTACGAGACCGTCACGTCGGTCTGGGCGAAGGGCGCCGCGTCGCGCGACTGGCTGACCACCGTGACGTCGTAGGTCAGCCCGTCCGGCTCGGGCAGTTGCGTCGCAGCGATCAGCTTCGAGTAATACGAATCGTAGCCGATCGGCAGACCCGTCAGGTAGGCGATGACGCTATCGGCCATCTGCTGTTCGATCGTGGCGGTAAAGCCCGGCAGCGCCCGCACCTGAATGTGCACGCTGATCGGCACCAGCCGCAGCTCGAAGAAGTTGATGATCGACGGCACCCCCCGGCTGTCGAATACGAGAATCGGGGTGTCGCCATAGGTCGGGGAGCCCGGCGTCTTGCGCAGCGCAATGGCGTTGGCGATGTCCTGCGCCGAGCCGCCCTGCACCACCGCCGCCATCGCATAGGCCGGAATGCCGTTCTGGTCGGGCAGGTTGGTCGCGTTCTCGTAGACCATGACTCGGGTGACGCCGACCAGATCCTCGATGGCGCCCTGGATGCCTTCGACCACGGTTTGGCTCGGGTTGGCCACCGACTGCGACTGCCGCCGCCGCAGCGCCGCGTCGCTCTCGACCGGATTGCCGCGATCGGCCTCGGTGGGGTTCTCCACCGTCTGCCAGCCGGGCACCGGGGTGACGATCTCGGTGATCGCCCCGGCATTGGCTGGCACCGCGCCCGCTACGGTACAGATCGCGGTGACGATGATCTCGCCCTCGGGCGGGATGACGACGCCGGGCGGCAGGCGCCACTGGGTGCCGAGGTTGAGGTTGTCGGCCACCAGGGTGCTGCCGATCAGGGTCCCGGCCTGGCCGACACAGCGCAAGGTGACGCTGCTGTTGCTGGCGATCAGCCGCCGGATGCCGTTGATCTTGACGACGGAGCTGAGCCCCACCCCTTGGGCGTAGGTCGGGCTATATGCCTGGTAGGCGGCGGCCACCGTCTGGTTGCTGTCGTTGATCGCCGCTGCCAGCACCGATACCCACTGGCCGTCCTGCGTGTCGGGGTCGAGGTCGACATCGGCGCCGTAGATCAGCCGGTACTGCTCCTGGAAATAGGCCAGCACCTCATTGTAGAGCGGGACCGAAACCCCGTTGGAGTCGATCACCGCCACCGGAAGCGCCATAGCTCACCTTCGCGACAGGAGGGGTGCGGGCGGGCGCCGCTGCGGCTCGACCACCCGAAACTGAATGCTCGGCGCGGCGGCAGCGACGGCGGGGGTAATGGTAAATTCGAGCGAGCTGCCGTAGATCGTGTCGACCCGCATGTTGACGCTGTAGGCTCGCGTGTCGGGATCGAAGTGGCTGCCGTACTGGCTGATGCCGATGACACCCTTGGTCATCACCACCCGCTCTTTCAGCGCCATGTCGCGGCTGAGCTGGGTGTGCTCGGCCAGGATGCGGCCCTGCCGCACCACGTCGGCGTTGAGCGGAAACCCGCCCCACGGGGTGCCTTCGCGGGTGTCGAGAAACCACTCGCCGGTAAAGAGGAGAAGGCGGGTCTTGATCGACTGCCCGACCGCTTCCGGCTGGTTGTGCCAGAAGTCGGCCGAGCCGTGGCCGAACTGCATGTCCGAATTTTGGTCGAGCTTCCTATATCGCATGGCGCCTCGCGACCGGAAGGGCAGAACGGCAGGGCGTTATTAGTAATGCCGCCTCAGTGCGGCGACGGCATCTGGATGTTGTCCTGCCCGTTGCTCTGCGCCTGCCCCTGGAGCTGCTCGCCGATCGCCTGGATCAGCGGCGCCGAGATGCGGTACGGCGCGTCCGACAGGGCCGCCAGCACGGCGTTCCACTGCTGCGCCTCCAAGGTGACCTGAAACGGCTGGGTGGCCGGCACGCCTTGCTGCGGGGCCATGCTGTTGATCATGCGCGTCCTCCTGGTTGCATGTTGGGTGGGGCGGGCGCCCGCAACAAATCTGACGCGGGCGGCACGGTGACCCCGAGGTCGGCCATCTGCTGGCCGAGCTCGGTGAGACGGTTGTTGAGCCATGTGGTGATCTGAGCCACCAGCGCCGGGTCGGTCGGCGGCGGCACCGTGACGTGCACCGCCATCTGCATCGGCGCCAAGGGCTGGGAGGGGTCCGGCGGCGGTGGCGGTGGCGGCGCGATCATCATCGACCCGAGCGAGCCGCCCGCCTCCAGGTTGGCCAGCGCTTGCGCCACCTGTTGCGACTCCTGATGCAGCGCGTTGGCGGTCGGGACATCGGTGTACTCGGTCATGCTCTGCCCTCCAGCGCCTCCAGGCGCTCTTTCAGTTCGCGAATGGCGTTGATGCAGACGAACAGCAACTGCCCCGGCTGGGTGGCTTTGATCGTGCCGTAGCCCGCCAGCTTGAAGTCCTCGACCAGCTCGGGCAGCACCTCCTCCAGCTCCTGCGCGATCAGCCCGTAATGGGTGCGATCGTCGGCAAAAGGCACGTCGTCGCGGTACTTGTAGCTGACCGGCCGTAGCGCCGCGATGGCGTCCAGCCCCGCCTCGTAAGGCTCGATGTCGCGCTTGACCTGGCGGTCGGAGAAGTTGCCCCAGGTGCCGGTGCTGTTCCAGCAGCCGCTCTGGTCGAAATACGCAAAGGTCGTGCTGAAGGTGTTGTTCCAGAACTGGTGCCGGTTGGTGACGTAGTTGATCTGGTCGCTACGATAGAGCTGCGAGGTGTTGACCCGGAGCCCGACCGCGACATACAGCTCGGTGGCGTTGATCGAAACCCAGTTCGCGTCGCCGCCGAGATTGTCGAAGTTGTGCCGGCTCATCCGGTAATAATTGGAGTAGTCGGCCGGGCCGCCGCTGTAGAACCCCACGTTGTAGCCGTTGTTGCAATATATCTTGGTGTAGCCGGTGTTTACGGCGTCACTCTGCAATATCTTGGTGCCGTTGGAGAAGTAATTCCCCAGGCTGTCGATCATCGCGACATTGACGCCGTTGACGTTCTGGAAAAGCCACTGGCCATTGCCGGTGCCGAGGTGGAACGCCACCGAGTAGCTGTCGGCATAGATGAAGGGTCCGCCATAGGCGTTGACGTTGCCGCTGCCATTGGCGAGGTACAGGTAATACCCGCTGACCCTGATGGTGGGGGCGACGAATAACCCGCCGCAGGTTACCGTTTGGCCGGTGTAGTAGTTGAGCCACAAGGCGACGTTGCATTCGATGTGGGTGTTGCCGTCGTCGAAGAACCGGCCAATGGAACCGCCGGGTCCGTACATCGCGATGCCTGAGCCGTAGACCCGCAGGTCCCCGCCCTGCTCCAGGTGCAGCCCGAGCGAGACCGTATCCCAGCCGAGATACGCCTGCCGCGTGCCGTTCGGCAGGTGCCAGGCGAAGTACCCGGTGTTGCCGGTGGTGCCGGGGTTGATCCAGGCAAAGCCTACGTTGCCGGCCGCTGGCCCGACCTTGAGGAAGCCGCCCTCCACATAGGTGGTGCCGCTAAGGTGGATGTCGTTGTTTTGTGCGATCCACATCGGCAGACCGCCGGTCTTGCCGTTGTAGAACCACAGCTCGCCGGGGCGGTACGAGCCCTGCCCGATGATCTGCCAGTCGTAGATGTTGTTGGCGGACCACAGCTTAAACCTGGCGTCGCCGTTGGCAGCGCCGCCGCAGGTGACCTGGGTATTGCTGGTGTTGCCGAAGGTTTCGAACCAGCCGCTGCTGTTCAGCACCGCAACCTGGCGCGCATTCTGGTCCCAGAACAGCCAGCCGTTATTCTTGAACACGAAGTTGTTGGCGTCGGCGTAGATCAGCGGCCCGCCGCCGCTCCACGGGTCCCCCGTGTTGCCCAGGAAGTTCAGGATGGAACCGCCCATCCTGAGGTTGCTGCCGACCGAGACGATGCCGCTGCTGCGGCTGATCCGCAGCCCCTCGCCGTTCAGCGCGCCCGCGTCGGTGTATCGGTGCAGCGTGAAGTCATCGAGGCCGTCGTCGCTGCCCACCCGCAGGAGCCAGCGCGCGACGCCGTTGCGGTTGCCGAGTATCTGCATCCCGCCGGTCGTGGCGTTCAGCGTCAAGGACGGATAGCCGAAGGCACCGATCACCAGATTGCCGCTGAGCGTCCCGCCGCCTAATGGCAGGTAATTGCCGAGGCTGCCGATCGCCAATGTCCCGATGCGGGTGTTGTCGATCCACAGGGTGGCGTTGCCGTCCCACTGGATGTTGAAGGCGTTGGCGGTGGCTGGCCCCGGCAAGCCGGCGCGGGTCTGATAGCCGCCCGCCAGCACCTGGTAGGCGTAGATGTTGCCGTAGGTGTTCAGCGCCCCGTTGACCGTCAGCGCAGCGTTGATCGTCAGCGCGCCACTGAGGGTGCCGCCGGTCAGCGGCAGGTACCCGCCGACCCCGCCGGAGACCGCGTTCTGCACAAAGGCGGTGGTCGCCACGGTCTGGTCGTTGGCGCCCGGCGCCGGGGTCTTGGTGACGAGGTAGGTCCAATCGCTCCAGTCGGCGCGGACCGCCTCGATGCTGTTGCCCATCGAGCGAAACGCGGTGCCGCCGCCCGGGAAGAACAACTGCCCGGGGTGGTTGATGTAGATGCCCAGCCCATCGACGTAGAGCGGGCCGCTGAGGGTGCCGCCGGTAAGCGGCAGGTAGTCGATCGTGGTGCCGCCGCTGGTGGTCGTGGCGCGCCACTTCTCGCCGTCATACAGCCAGCTCGGGCTGGTCCCGAATTGCTGGCCGTTGATCGGGCTATCGGGGAAGTTTATCGCCACTGCGGGCGGCCCCCACGGCGTTCTCGTAGTGCGCCTGGTACTCGGCGCGCAGCTTCTGGTCGGCGTAGGAGATCGCCGCCTGCTCCATGACCCACTGGACGTATTCCTGGTCGCTCTGGATGGCGGCTGCCGATTGCTGCCCCGGCATCATCATGGTGTCGGGCGGCGGCGCCGCCATCACGCCCATCACCGAGTCGGGCATCGGTGGCGGCTCGGGCGGCAACGAGGCGTTGTAGCTCTCGCGCGCCCAGGTGATCCCGGCCAACTGGTCGGGATCGGTGATGGTCACGATAAAGTCGGTCATCAGATCACCGGCGGGGTTTCGGTGACGCCCAAGGCCATCAGCTCGGCGGCGATCGCATTGTGCCGTTCGACCAGCGCGACCCGCGCGTCGGCCATCAGCTCGGGCGTCGGGTTGACCGTCGAGATCATCGCCGGCATCTGCATCGCCGCCCCCATCGCCCCGGGGTCGGGCGGCAGCGGCGACACCGTGAAATTCGAGATGACGCCGCCGTTGTCGATCAGCTCGATCGCCCGGTCGATCGTCGCTTGCTCTTGGTAGAGGAGGTTGACCGCCGGGACATCGCTGTAAGCCACCATCAGGCATTCCCCTTCACTGCCATGTCCTCCAGGCGGGTGCGCATCGCGCTCACTTCCTCGCTCAGCTCTTGCACGGCGCGCCACAGCACCGCCACCAGCTCGTGGCTCGCCAGCCCTTCTCTGCCGTCCTCGCTCACGATGTGGCCGCCAAAGTCGAGCCCGGCGTCCCGCATCGTCTCGCCGACGTCCTGCGCGATAAAGCCCCAGTGGGTGCGGCTCTGGTCGAGCCCGTGGTTCCAGCGGAAGCGCTTGGGCTGGATCGCGCGGACCAGCGCTAGGCACTCCGGCAGATCGTGGATGTCGTCCTTCTCGCGCCGGTCGGAGGGGTTCGGGAAACCGTAGGCCCAGCATTGGAACCAGGCGAGGCTTGAGGTGCCGCTGTACTGCGCGTTGGTGGCGGCCGGGGTGATGTGGTTGAAGGTATAACACTGCCCGCGAACGCATGTGTTGTGGCCGCTATAGCCGACATGGATTTGATTGTCGTTTAGCAGGCCAATGACCGCCTGAAAGGTGCCGCCGTTATCTTTTCCGAAATAGTGACAATTATTATTGATGACGATGGTGGACCCGTTGGGAAAGTACAGATTGTACCCGAAGGCAATGTTGCCTGGTTCGAAGGTCGCGAAGTTGACAGTACCGTCCCAGTTGCCAATGCGATGACTCTCGGCACGATAATAATTGGTGGAGGCGCCCTGTCCTGTTTGGGCGTCGTTACTCAAATACAACGCGACTTGACCATTCGGTCTGTAGAGCTGGTTGTGGCTGGCGTTCTCCTGCATCGCCATCCGACCATTGGAGTAATAGATCGGCGTGTTCATTGACGTACCGGCAGCCATCGCACCGTCAGCATAAACCAAACCGCTGGTATCAATTACAAATCGTCGCGCTGCCGCACTTTCGTCATAAATCCCAAAATTTCCAGATACGTCTGATCCAGCGCTCCACGTCCTGACAGCCGTTACAGTATACCTTATCCTAGCATAACGATTGTTGTCGGAGGTAATTGTGAGCGGATCATTGTAGCCGGCCCGATATATCTCCACCACGTTGAGGGCGGCAGCGCCGTCGCCGAGCCGGATATAACCGTTGTCGCCCCGCATCGACATCGCTTCGCCAGCGGTAGAACCCCAAAGGAAAGCGCGATTGTCGTTTGCGTACCAGCCGAACGAGCCGGAGCCGTTGCGATTGGCAAATGCCAACATGGCATTGGCGCCATTGCTGGTAATGGCGGAGCCAGCGGTGATATAGGTGCCAACGCTCAACGTGCCATTGATCGTCAGACTGCCGGTGATGGTCCCGCCAGCGATCGGTAAGCCGCCGAGATTGGCCAGGGCAGCAGCGGCGGTGGTCGCGCCGGTGCCGCCATAGCCAATCTGCAGCGGGCTGTTCAGCCACAGGGAGTTGGCGAAGATGTTGGCGTAAGCGCTCTGATTGGCGAGGACAAATTCTAGACCAGCTCCACTGCGCCGCAGCGCGGGTGTGGCGGCATCGAAGGCGGCTGGAGTGAGCCCGCCGATCGCCAGGACAAAACCGTTGAAGCCGATTTGATTGGTGCCACCCCACTGAATGTAGACATTACGCCCGACACCGGAGCCGGCTCTCGATGACCCGTAAAACAACTCGTTGCCGTACCACAACCCCAGCCAGCCGAGTTCGTAGTTGTTGCTGTCGGTGTAGATGTTGTAGCTCGCACCACCGCTGCCGACATGGAGCTTGAGGCCGAAGGCGCCT